AACCGAGAAGCCACCTCTACGAGATAGACCTAAAGGTTTGATGCCGTAAGTTGAGGAATAGTTCGTTACCTTGTATGCCTTTCTTAGTGTCTTAAGACTTCCCGTCTTGTTGTGTTGATCAATCTCCTCTTGGGTTACAGCACCAGCAAACTTAGCTAGGTCAAGGTGTGCATCAAAGTCCTCCGTCTGTTGTGTAGCTACATACTCAGGGTCGTATGGCGTCATATAATGCATCTTGGTGTTTTGTTCCAAGCTGTCCATGTCGGCCCCACAAAGCACATAGCCTTCAGGTGCAATCAGTAAACCTCTTATGTCTTCTCCGTAAGCCTTATCGACACCCGGAAGGTTAGCTAGAGGCTTCACATGCTTGAACCTCAAGGTATTAGTCAGCCCATGTACACCAGCAAACACATAACCTTCAGCATCAATAGCCTTGAGAAACCCTTTAACTACAGACTTACGGTGCTGTACGATAGACAGACCCTCAAGAACCTTAACAGCGGGGTCAACGTCAGCCAACCTCACTACGCTATCCGTTAGTTCCCCCTCTTCCCGTACTTGTGGGATTGTCCTAGTGTCTCCATTAGACTCTCGTTTATAGTCAAACGTGCAAGGTTGCCAACCTAAGCTATACAGCCAGTCCTTTACTTGTGCATGTGATCCGGGGTTGCCATCCTCGTATCCCTCTATGACATTAAAGTTCTGGACATCTTCTGGCTGGCAGTTCTCCTTACGTTTAGCCTCAAAGTTCACCCCGTGTGAAGACAGTGTGCCGTCCTTCTTGTACATAACCTTAGGTCGGTTGACTGTCTTGAGGATAGGCTTCTTAGGCATAGCCTTGACTAACTCTGCATGTTTCTCCCTCTCAATAGTCTCTAGGGTTTCCAGTAGAGCTTCAGCTTTAGGTACATCTACCTTCCACTTTAGTCTCTCCTGATCGGCAGCGCATTGCATCTTGAAGTTAAGATACTCAATGTAGCGCCATGCGTCATCGTGTAGAGGTTTCATTTTACAAGGTCCGAAGGTTTAAAATATTTTATGAACCCGAAGGAAGAGTCTTTAGAGCTTGACCACTCGCACTTTACAACGGAAAATGTATTCTCGTTTACACCCTCTTTAGGTTTCAACTTCTCTAAAACTTTTGCATAACCAACATATGGTGCATCCTTATGGCGGTAGGTCTCTCCTATAACTAAATCTTGTATTCTCATCCATACAACTCCGTTAGTTTACGCCTCAAGTCTTCCCAGAGACGCCAGTTGATCTTAACGTCACTCTCGCAACGGTGTGTGTAGTCTTCTCGTGTTAGGCTCTCCCAATCCTTAACGACAGGCTTAGGTACGCCGTAGTCAACCCCAAATCCCTCAAGACCGTAACTACTGCGGTTAGGCATAAGAGTAACTGACAAAGGGTAGGTATCCACTATACGCTCAGGCTTAGACACTTGCAGCACCTTAGATAGTGCTGGGAAGTCAAAACCTATGATGTGATGCCCAATGAATACCCGTGGTTCCTTAAAGAACTCCTTGATGTCACTGTAGTCATAGATAGACTCTGGATCACGCATTGTTTCATCTTTGTAACTTACTACGTGAACCCTGTTAACTACATCCAGAAGACCGTTGGTCTCTATGTCAAAAACTGTCTCTAGCATAAATCTACCAGTTGGTTTATAGGCAAGTTGTAGCAGTCAGCCTTGAAAGTAAAACTGTTGTCTGGGTCAACCTCCCCTTTCTTGTGGAATGTGGCATCTTGGAAGTACCTTTCTTTTGGGTAATACCCTAGAATCCAAACCTTTGACATGTCGTTTTTAACCCTTACAAAACAGTAGACGTCGCACTTTTGTCTTGTGTTAAAACCAGCTACACTACAGGAGTAATAGTCTTTTGGTGGGTAGTTAGTCCTTTTTGTTTTTACATCTACAGTATGACCTGCTGGTGATACAAGATCGTAATCGTAAGTGTTTTTGTGTTGAGACCCTGTAACTCTGGCAACAACAACCTCACCCAAGAAACCCGCCAAGTTGCCTTGACCTTTTGTTATAGAGTTTCGAAGGCCCCCCAACTCTTTAGCCATAGCTTCAGCTTTTTGTAAATCCTCTTTGTGAACTTTACACTCTTCCATACCTAAACCCCCTTTACAATAGTAGTCTCAGGGTTGTAGTGCAGACGACCAGCTTCCCCTAGACGTGAATACGGACGGTTCTTAGTGACCTCTACAGTAGTGTAGTTAGCGTCATCACCTTCAGCCTTCATGTCTCGCTTTAGTTCAATTAGCATAATAGCTTCCTCTTCGATTGACTTGGCGTACTTAGTTTTTCCATCGTCGTTGACGTGAGAGATACAAATGATCCCTACATTACGCCGCTTAGAGAACTCTACCAACCGAACCCCTAATTCCGTCAGGGCAGCAGTGGCCCCATCAACACCCGATAGATACGCTAGTCGTTGCAAGTGGTCGATAAACAGATAGTCACAACCGTAGACTGTTACTGCGTACTTAGCTTGCTTAAGCGTATCTTCGATAGGGTCTTGAGGATTGACCTCAAAAGCAACGAACTTGTTGTCTTCTACTACCTCAGAGATAGCAATGTCAAGCGATTCGTTACTCACATCGTAAAACTCTTGGTCTTCCTGTGTGTTCACATTCTTACCTAAGTGATACGTTGCCATACCCCGTGCTGTTGTACTCTTCATCTCCTCCATGTGCAGGACACCCACACGCATGTTCTTCTTTACTACCAGATCGTGCTGGGCTGCTCGGAACACAGAAGTTTTACCAGTACCCGGAGGAGCCTTTACTACTGTGATACCACCCTTGACCCAACCGCGTGTGACGTCATTAAGAGCCTCAGAGAACGTAGGTGTGTACTCGTAAGGTGTCTCCTCATGTACAGCCTTAAGCCAATCCTCTGCACCTGCTGTGAACCCTGCGGGGCTGTACTTCTTAGCTGACCACCAAGCACTCTTGTATGCCCGACCTGCGCTAGCCAACAGGAAGTCGTTAGCGTCCTTATGGATACCGTGATCCATGATGTGAACCTTATCAGGGAACAGATCAAACAGAACCTCTGCGACCTCACGTCCAGCGTCATCGTTGTCAACAGACAGAATGATCTGATCGAAGCTATCTAGGTAAGCAGATACGTTACCCCAGAGCTTACCGTTGGGGCTTGCAGAGGGTAGAGACACCACAGGGTTGATGTAGCCACCTCCAGAGAGCATCTGATGGGCGCTCATGGCATCTAGTTCACCTTCACATACAGTTACCTTACGAGCGCAACCTACAGGGAACAAGTTGCTACCAAAGAGACTGTCAGCTTTAAAACCACCGTTGCGGCTGAAGTCTTTAGGCAGCATACGTACCTTATTAGTCCCGTTAGGGTAAGGGTACACTTGTTTGACATCGTTTGTCTTGACTTTAAAGAACTCCATAGTTGATGTAGAGATACCTCGGAACTCTTTATACACCAATCCATCAGAAGGTGTGTCGTCTCGTGACATAGGCTTAGACCTAGACACCATGTCATCTACTGTCATACTCTTATTATCCTTAAGTGGGTACTCTTGAGAGGCCCAACTGTGTAAAACCATACCCTTTTGGGGGTAACTTTCGTTGCAACTAAAGCACTTGCCTACTTGTTTCTCTGTCTCCCAACTGAACGCATCAGAGGAACCACAACCAGAAAAGGGACAAGGTAAGCCTGACTTGTTCATACTTATGTCCTTACTTATGTTATACTTATGTATTTATAATCTAGAATAATTACTTATTATTAAATACTTATGTGATTCTTATGTTATACTTAAGTACCTCTTCATAGTTATATAGATGTGGGTAAAAGCTACGTCAAATCACACAATGTTACAGTTCCCACTTTTTATTTACAACGTGCTTACGAACCTTTGAGTGTACTTTAGTAAGACGGTGTTGGACAGCCCTTTGAGTTATATCTATCTTTTTCCCAATAACCTCTTGAGTCAAACCTTCTTCGTGGTATTCGCAAAACAGGTCATACTCTTCTTCAGTCAAACACTCTTTAGCAGACTCCCAAGTTTTTTCTAGTAGTTCCTCGCGGATGTAGTCTTCCTCTGGGTCGTAACTAGGCTCTGCCGCATCTACCACAGAGAACCCGTGTTGGTTCCACATGGCTTCTGAGTTTTCGTCGTAACCATCTTCGTAGTCAGGGTCAAACCCGTAGTCGTCTGCGTCGTACTGCATTTCGTTTTTCATTTTGTATCCTATGTCTTCAAAAGAGTAAACCTCGAAGCCTTGGTACTCCCAGAGTGTATTTGGTTGCTCCTCTTGCTTCTGGAACATATGTTTACTGTGGCCACAATCAACCTCTTGCCTTTTTCTTACGCCAGTCCGTACACACCAAGTGCTGATACTGTACCAACTTGCGGCTGCACCATAGCTGTCGAAATCATGGATTCCATCCACAACCACAGGAACTTTTTTGGTTGGGTGGTCTCCGCGAACTAAGTTGTAGACGTAACCTTCGAAGGAGTCAATCCAAAACTCCTCCTTTTCGTTAATATCTTCTACAAACACATCTTCGACAACCTTGAACTTAAACACCTCTGGTCCATACTTACACCAATCTTTCAAAAGCTTGTAGTTACTGTGGCTTTTGTTGTTAAGTTGCGTCTTGTGCATACCCCAACGGTTTTCAATGTTTGAGGATTGGCCTACATAAGTCTTACCTGTCTTGGTGTTTGTTATTGTGTATATACCTCTGGTCATAGCTCCCACTTCTTGTTAATTACGTGCTTACGAACCTTTTCGCACGACTTCTTAATTCTGACGTTTACAGCTTGTCGGGTCATATTTAATTTTTCACCTAAAACCTCTCCGTTTTGACCCTGATCGAAGTACATATGAAACAGATCGTACTCTTCTTCAGTCAAGCACTCGTTAGCAGCTTCCCATACATCCTTAACTAAAGCCTGACGCTCATACGCTTCTGCCTGATCTGAAGTGTTGTCTTCGTCATGCAAGCTGGAGTCCAGTTGTGGTGCGTCACAGATCAACTTAGCCCAAGCGATAGTCTCCTCTGAGTAACCACGTTTGTCTTCTGGTGAACCTAGACCTTTAGCTAGTTTCACAACCTCAAAAGGTATGGTGACAGGTAAACAATCTACATTAAGGAACTTCCACTGTGCTGTGCTGATAACCTGATAGACCCTTGCGATCTCTGCCTGTGGATTAACTTCTAGCTCCTCGTATGCCGCAAGTACACCCTCAGAGATAAGGTCGTCATGGTGGCTTGTGTTGAAGTATTTGCTTGCTGACTTCTTAGCCATAGTTTCAATAAATTCAGGTTTCATTCTTCAGACTCCTCGTTACGGTTGTAGTATGTATCTCGCATAGCACCTTTGTTGTGGTCCTTTGGGAAGGTATCCTTACGATCCCTGTCAGTGTTATTCACAACAGCAGACCAAACATCTGGCCCAAGGTTCATCTTCTCAGGTTCCCCCCAGCCTTGTAGCTTACTCTCGTATTCCTCTGTGGGTAGCTGTGTGGCTCCTACGTTACGTGCTACCTGTGGGTTCCAACGTACAATAGGGAACTCGCTGTCTGTCTGGCTCTCGCCCATGTAGTAAATGTTCACTTGTATTATTCCTCTGTGGGGTTATCAGAAAGGTACTTCACCAGTAACAGGATCACGGGGGTCAATGTAGTGGTCTTTGTTGAGGTACGAGAGGTCTCGTGTGATTGGTGCTAGTGCATCGAATGTGTTCTCTGGCATGATGCCTAGTTCCCGTAGGTGTTGCTCTAGTGCGTAGTCCATTGTGTATCCTTACTTGTAGGGTGTGTCGTTGGTATAGAACAAGTGATTCCCTACCTGTCCATCCAGCTTATACAGTTCAGCCCAGAAAGGCAAGACATAAGTTGTATGATAGTGTGTGCTACTGATACCCATCAGTTTGCCCTCTAGGGCATCTTTAGCTACCTCTTGGCTCTCAGCCCACGCTATCTTATCTTGATGCCCTGTGTGCCTCGTAGGATCGTCGTGGAGGCCATCATGGGTATAAGAGAACTGCTTGGGTTCCCAGATGACACCACACACTGTATCAGGGTATCTGTGGTCTTCTACTCGGTTGATGATTACGTTAGCTACTGCCTCTTTACCATCATAGGGTTCACCCCTAGCTTCAAAGAAGATTGCTACTGCTAGACAAGTCAAAGGGTCCATGTGTCCTCCTTAAAGAGTTTAACTCTTGATCTAAAAGCACCTACTTGTACCTTACAAGGAATAACCTTGAATAACAACCTACGCTTATTAAAGCGATTAACCACAAGGTAAGTGGGTAATACTGCTGTCATGCCCACTCCTGCCCTGCACCTTTGATAGACAATACGTTGTCCAGCTTGAATGCCTTGAATTGCTCTGCGTCGATCTTGATAGGAACCACACCATTAGCTTGGAAAGCCTTACGGATGATCTCTGAACGCTCGTTGTTCTTGAGTCCTTTCTTGATGTTGATACGTCCGTTGTACACTCGTACACCACCGTCCTTAGCTACAAAGGATACAGTGAAGAACTTGTTGCCGATAATCTCTAGTGCGTCACGTACTGTTTCTTTAGTTAGCATTGTGTGTCTCCTATCTGGTATGACTTAGGTGTACAGTGATTCTACTCTGGTGTCAAGCGTTCTTTGCCTCTTGGAATGTACATTCGTCGTGAAGTATAATTTCAGATTCAGTTTCCACCCACACCCTAGCACCACACTTGATCTGTTCCTCATCAGCTACAAGTGTACAGGGGCCAAGAATATCAACAGATCGGGCATACTTTGGCTTACCACCCTTAGAGAACTTGACTGTGTAAACAGGTCTTTTACCTCCGTCCTTTGCATTCATGGAGATGAACTGTCGGTTTACGTGAATGTACTTAGTCATCGTTCTGTTCTCCTTTGATACCTACATCTTCATGTGCTGCCTTAAGCCCCGCCTGAACAGCCATCTCAGTGTCCATGATCTTATTGAACAAATCAGGTTCCCTGACCTCTACAGTGATTAGGATGCTCTGTAGTACAGCCTGAAGGCATCCTGACTTACCTGCGTAGTCGCTTCCGTACATCTTGTCGATAGCACCCAAGAGGTCTTTACTGTTGTATTCTTTAGTCATCTTTAGTATCCTTGAACTGAATTTCAAAATGGAACGACCGCACCAAATTGTAATGTCGAGGGGCAGTCTCAATCGGTTGCCCCTGTTTAGTCTCCTTCTCAGCCTTAAGCGATTCGTTTACCTTCTGCAACCAATGTACTACATCATCACAGGGGTCGTCAACAACGTTTACTGCGTAATTACCAGATGCTTTGTTCTTGTCCAACCTTACGTGCCTCCTTTACCTGTTGTGCGCTAAGGTCTACCTCTACGCCAGCATCAGGGCCTGACATATAGACACCTACATAGATACCTTCATCCATGATTGCAAGGTCTACCTCTAGCTCATGCTCGTATTGGTCGCTGATGTACACTCGTTTGTCCTCAAAGTAAGTCATTTGTTATCTCCTTATGACGATAGAAAATCTAGGTTGAACCAACGGCCTCGGTCTTCGCACTCTACAAAACCTGCATCTGGTCCTTCGTTAGCGTTAATGAAAGTAGAACAATGCCTTTGTTGATCTGTAGCCCAGAACACATCATAAGAAACCCCCAGCTTATTTAGCATAGCGTTTGCCTTCTTGCAGGCACTATCGGCCTCTTCGAGCGTTTTGCATTCAGGTAGCTCAATCCAGATACGTTGTGTCATTTGTTATCTCCTTCTGAGGCTTGTCGTTTGATATGCTCAAGATACACCTTTACATCTGTGATTTCAATAGCGTAACCTGAGCCTCTAAGGTCACACTCTTTGATCTTCTCATCTAAGTCATCATCAGT